CTTATGGAATGTGTTATCTTAAAAACCGTCGGTCAGGCTTTTCATTTATGTCCTCAGCTGAATCGGTCAACCTTGCTACAATATCCACGGATTCACGGTACGGCATATTGTCCAAATCTGGTGCCGATGCTAAGAAGATGTTCACAGATAAAGTGGTACCAATATCCGTTAACTATCCATTCTTCTTCAAACCGATCCAGGACGGTATGGACAGGCCCAAGACCGAGCTTGCCTACAGAGTCCCTGCTTCCAAATTTACCCGTAGAAAACTTGATTCCAATCAAACCCAAAAAGAAATTACCGGTCTGGACACGACCATCGACTGGAAGAACACCGGCGACAATGCCTACGATGGGGAGAAGCTCAGGCTCCTCGTCCATGATGAATCGGGGAAATGGGAAAGGCCCAACAACATCCTTAACAACTGGAGGGTTACAAAAACCACCCTTAGATTAGGTAGTAGAGTTATTGGAAAGTGTATGATGGGATCAACATCAAATTCACTTGATAAAGGTGGTGCTAATTTCAAAAAGCTTTATGAAAATTCGGATGTTACCAAAAGAAACGCCAATGGACAGACTCGCTCAGGACTCTATTCTTTGTTCATACCTATGGAATGGAATTACGAAGGATACATTGATTCTTATGGCCTACCTGTATTCATTACACCAAAAAAGCCCGCTGAAGATCCACACGGAACAAAAATAACACAAGGCGTAATAGAATACTGGGACAATGAAGTAGAAGGCTTAAAGTCTGATCAAGATAGTTTAAATGAATTCTACAGACAGTTTCCACGAACAACCAAGCATGCATTTAGAGACGAATCTAAACAATCTTTATTTAATTTAACAAAGATATACGAGCAAATAGATTTTAATGAAGATCTTAAGAACTCAGTTAATGTAACGCAAGGAAGTTTCCAATGGGAAAATGGTCATAAGGATACTAAAGTACTATTTGTGCCAAATAAAGACGGTAGATTTTTAGTAACTTGGGTTCCTCCTGCAAATTTACAAAATAAAAGATATATAAAAAATGGCACTAATCATCCTGGTAATGAGCATTGCGGGGCATTTGGTTGTGATCCATACGATATATCGGGCACTACAGATGGCAGAGGATCTAATGGATCTCTTCATGGCTTAACCAAGTTTAGCATGGAGGATGTGCCTCCTAATCATTTCTTTTTAGAATATATAGCTAGACCGCAAACTGCTGAAATATTTTTTGAAGATGTTTTAATGGCTTGTGTATTTTACGGAATGCCAATACTAGCTGAAAACAATAAACCAAGATTATTATATCATTTTAAACGTAGAGGATATAGAGGTTACTCAATTAATAGGCCTGATAAAAAATATAATAAACTTTCAATAACAGAACGAGAACTTGGAGGAATACCAAACTCTAGTGAAGATATAAAACAAGCTCATGCTGCGGCTATAGAAACATATGTAAATGATTTTGTAGGTTTAAAAGAAACAGGCTATGGTGATGTTTATTTTCAAAGAACATTAGAAGACTGGGCAAAGTTTGATATTAACAACAGAACAAAGCATGATGCATCTATAAGTTCGGGGCTAGCTTTAATGGCTTGCAACAAACATAGGTATGCACCTAATCCGCCTAAAACAGAAATTCAACCTGTGGATTTAGGTATTAAAAAATACGATAATAAAGGTTCAACATCAAAAATAATAAGTTAAATGAGTATATATACTAACACCAATAGCGCTTTTCCTAGTCAAGTAGTAAGTGATGCAGAAAAAGCAAGTTTGGAATACGGGACGCAAGTTGGGCAGGCTATTGAATACGAGTGGTTTGGTCAAGGGCGAACTAATGGTAATAGATATTTAACTAGCTGGAATCAATTCCATCAATTAAGATTATATGCTAGAGGAGAGCAATCAATACAAAAGTACAAAGATGAGCTATCTATAAACGGTGATTTATCTTATTTAAACTTGGACTGGAAGCCAGTACCTATTCTATCTAAATTTGTAGACATCGTAGTAAATGGTATATCTGGAAAGTCTTACGATATTAAAGCTTACGCTCAAGACCCGTCTTCTATAAAGAAAAGAACTGATTATGCTTCTATGCTTTATGAAGATATGATATCTAAAGAATATCTAGATAGTCTTCAACAAACACTAGGTATTAATTTATACCAAACACCAAATATTGATATAGTACCTGAGTCTAAAGACGAGTTAGAGCTTCATATGCAATTAAGTTATAAGCAATCTATAGAAATAGCAGAAGAAGAAGCTATTTCGTCTGTGCTTGCTCAAAATAAATTTGATCTTACAAGAAGAAGATTAAATATGGACTTAACAGTACTAGGCATGGCAGTAGCGAAAACTAGCTTTAATACCGCTGAAGGAATTACTGTTGAATATGTTGATCCTGCTTATGTTATTTATTCTTATACGGAAGACCCTAACTTTGATGATGTATATTACGTAGGAGAAGTAAAGTCTATAACTATACCAGAACTTAAAAAAGAATTTCCAAATATTTCAGAAAAAGAATTAGCAAGAATTCAAAAATTACCTGGCAATAGTCAATATGTAACTGGCTGGGGTAATTATGATAAAAATACAGTTCAAGTTTTATATTTTGATTATAAAACATATCATAATCAAGTATTTAAAATAAAAGAAACTCCCCAAGGATTATTAAAAGCTTTAGAAAAGCCTGATTCATTTAATCCGCCAGAAAATGATAACTTTGAAAGAGTGTCAAGATCCATTGAAGTATTATATACAGGAGCTAAAGTATTAGGCTCTAATGAAATGGTGAAGTGGGAGTTAGCAAAAAACATGTCCAGACCTACGGCTGATACAACTAAAGTAGAAATGAACTACGCTTTATGCGCGCCTAGAATGTACAAAGGACGCATTGAGTCTCTTGTAAGCAAATGTGTTGGGTTTGCTGATATGATCCAGTTAACTCATTTAAAACTGCAACAAGTTTTATCTCGTATGGTGCCAGATGGTGTTTACTTAGATATGGACGGCTTAGCAGAAGTAGACCTTGGCAATGGAACTAATTATAACCCAGCAGAAGCATTAAATATGTATTTCCAAACAGGTTCTATAGTTGGTAGATCGCTTACGCAAGATGGAGATATGAATGCAGGTAAAGTACCTATTCAAGAACTTAATAGTTCAAGTGGTCAATCTAAAATTAATGCTCTTATACAAACGTATCAATATTACTTACAAATGATTCGTGATGTAACCGGTCTTAATGAAGCAAGAGACGGAACAGCTATGGATAAGAACTCATTAGTAGGACTGCAGAAGATGGCCGCTAACGCGTCCAATGTTGCTACAAGGCATATTAACCAGTCAAGTCTTTATATTACTCTTAAACTAGCCGAAAACATTGCTCTTAAAATAGCTGATGCATTAGAATTCCCTCTAACAAAAAGCGCATTACAAAATTCTATATCTACATTTAATATTAAAACATTAGAAGAAATAGTAAATTTAAACCTTCATGATTTTGGTATATTTTTAGAATTAGAACCAGACGATGAAGAACAAGCTCAATTAGAAAATAACATACAAGTTGCATTACAGCAAGGAGGTATTGATCTTGAAGATGCTATTGATTTAAGGAATATTAAAAATCTTAAGCTAGCAAATCAAATGCTTAAAATTAAGCGTAAAGCTAAAGCTAAGCAAGATCAAGCTAATCAACAAGCTAATATTGCAGCTCAAGGACAATCTCAAGCATCCACTGCGGAAAAAACAGCAATGGCAGAAGTGCAAAAACAAGAAGCTATAATGGGTGCCAACGTGCAATTCGAACAATCCAAAAATCAAATGGAAATTCAACGAATGGAAATTGCAGCACAATTAGAAGCAAAAAAAATGCAAACAAGATTCCAGTACGATATGAAGCTTAAACAATTAGATGTTCAAAACGTCCAACAAAAAGAAGGCGCAATTGAAGATCGTAAAGATACTCGTAGTAAAATGGAAGCATCACAACAAAGTGAATTAATAAGTCAAAGAAAAAATGACGGCTTGCCAATAAACTTTGAAAGTCAGCCCGAAGAGGGCATGCAAGCTTTCATGTAGAAAGTAAACAATTATTTAATTATATTATATTATGTCAGAAACAAAAACAAATGAACCTGTTAAACAGGAAGGTGAGTTTAAATTAAAAAAGAAAACTCCTAAAAAATTAATCACACCTAGTGATGAGCCGGTAAGAGTTAACATCAAAGAGCCTTTGATTGAGCTACCACCAGAGATTACAAAAGTGGTAATACCAAATGAAGATGCCATTCAAATCGGAGAAACAGAAAAAGTATCTATGGATGAATCATCCGGAGATAGCGCAGAGGTGGGAGAACCTATACAAAAGTCCAACGAGGATGTTGAAGGGTTTTCTCCAATCAAAAAAGTAACTGAGGATAAAGTTACAGAAGTTCAAGTAGAAAAAGCAATACAAGATGAAAAAATTCTTGGCAAAGCTTTACCTGAAAATATTGAAAAGCTAGTTTCATTTATGGAAGAAACAGGCGGGACAATAGAAGATTATACTAGATTAAATGCTGATTATTCTCAAGTAGATGATATTACATTATTAAAAGAATACTATAAAAAAGAAAAACCTTATTTAGAAGGTGAAGACGTTGATATGCTTTTAGAAGACTTTGTCATTGACGAAGATGTCGATGAGGATAGAGACGCACGCAAAAAAAGAATTGCGTTTAAAGAAGAAGTTGCAAAAGCCAAAAGCTATTTGGAAGAGACAAAGAGTAAATATTACGACGAGATCAAGTTGAGACCGGGCGTTACTCAAGATCAACAAAAAGCCACGGACTTTTTTAACCGATATAACAAGCAGCAAGAAGCGTCTAAGCAACAACACACACAATTTAAAGAAAGTACTAAAGAACTTTTCAGCAATAATTTCGAAGGTTTCGATATTAAAGTTGGTGAAACAAATTACAAGTACAATATTCAAAATCGTGATAAAGTTGCAGAAAGCCAATCAAACATTAATAACCTTGTCGGGAAGTTCCTAGACGCTGAAGGTAATGTTAAAGATACGAAAGGCTATCATAAAGCTATGTATGCTGCTGACAACGTGGATAAGATCGCTTCTCATTTTTATGAGCAAGGAAAAGCCGATGCTGTAAAAGAAGTTGTAAACAGTTCTAAAAACCTAAGTAGTACTAAAGCTAGATCTACTCAAGGAGAAGTGTTTATAAATGGACTTAAGGTAAAAGCAATAAGCGGTACTGATTCCAAAAGCTTACGAATTAAAACAAAAAAATTTAACTAAAAAAAACTAAAAAATTATGGCTTTAACTCCACAATTTGGAAGCTTAATCCCTTCCTCTAGACAGGAGCTATTAAATAGCAACTATCTACAATTTAACGGCGGTGCTAACGCAGGAGATTCAAACTCTTTTGCTCAGCAATATTTGCCAGAAGTATATGAAGCAGAAGTAGAGCGTTACGGAAACCGTACATTGTCTGGCTTCTTAAGAATGGTTGGCGCTGAAATGCCAATGACAAGTGATCAAGTAATTTGGTCAGAACAAAATAGATTACACATATCTTATGACAATTGTGCTATTGGTGGTGCAGGAAATAACACTATTACTGTTGCTCCTGCTGCTGGATTCCCTGGCGTGCAAAACACTATTTCACCAAATGACACTGTAGTTATATTAGATACAGTTTCTGGTTTAGAAGCAAAAGCACTTGTAGCAACTAGTACAGTTGGAACAGCTGCTGTAGCGGGAACAATTGTTGTTACTTTATTTAACGGTAACAATATGAATACTGCTGGACAGGCATTCACAACTGGTAACGTAAAAGTATTTGTATATGGATCTTCTTATTCTAAAGGTACTGCAATAGCTCAAAATACTGGTGCTGGATTACAGGCAGCAGGATCAAGAGTTTCTGTTGAACCTCAGTTTACACAATATTCTAATTCACCAATTATCCTAAGAAGCCAGTACGTAGTGTCTGGATCTGATATGGCTCAAATTGGATGGGTTGAAGTTGCAACTGAAGACGGAACATCTGGATACTTATGGTATTTAAAAGCTGAATCTGAAACTAGATTACGTTTTGAAGATTACTTAGAAATGAGTATGATTGAAAGCGAATACAATCAAGTAGCTGCTGTACCAGCAGGTGCTTTACCTGGGTCTGAAGGTTTATTTGCTGCTATTCAATCAAGAGGTAATGTAGAAGTAGGATTTACTGCTGCTGCTGGACTTGATGAATTTGATGCTATCCTTAAGAATTTAGATACTCAAGGAGCAATTGAAGAAAACATGTTATTCTTACAGAGACAAACATCTCTTGATTTTGACGATATGTTAGCTTCTATTTCTGGCGGATTTGCTGGAGGTACTGCTTTTGGATTATTTGAAAACTCTGAAGAAATGGCTCTTAACTTAGGATTCTCTGGATTTAGAAGAGGTTCTTATGACTTTTACAAAACTGATTGGAAATACTTAAATGATGCTTCTACTCGTGGAGGAATTGTTGGAGTTAATTCAATTGAAGGTGTATTAGTACCAGCTGGAACTTCTACAGTGTATGATCAAGTTTTAGGAACTAACATCAGAAGACCTTTCTTACACGTAAGATATAGAGCTTCACAAGCTGATGATAGAAGAATGAAATCTTGGCTAACTGGTTCTGCTGGTGGTGCATTTACTTCGACTCTTGATGCTATGGAAGTTAACTTCCTATCTGAAAGATGTTTAGTAACTCAAGCTGCTAACAACTTTGTATTATTCAAAGGAATCTAATTGATTCAATATTAATGTAATTGTTACCCTCGTTGCATTAACGGGGGTAATTATTACTTTTACAAACTATTTAATTTTATTATATTATGGCTAAACAAGCTAAAGCAAAGCAAATTGAGGTTGCTCCTCAAGAAGAAGTGGTAACACAAGTTGCTACTCCAGTAAAACCCACAAAACCAGAATGGGAAATTAAAGACAGGGTATATTATTTAAAAGGAAATAAAAATCCTCTTACATTAACAATACCAGGAAAGCATACAAGAAAACATGCTTTACTCTACTTTGATGAAAAAACTGGAAAACAAAGAGAAATAAGATACGCAACAAATCAAGATTCACCTTTAGTAGATGAACAAAAAGGGGAAGTTACAATGGGGCATATAAGATTTAGAGATGGAACTTTAACTGTTAAAAAAGCTCAACAAAATTTACAAAAATTATTATCTTTGTATCACCCTTTAAAAGGTAAATTATACGAAGAGTTTAGTGCAAAAGATGAAGCAATAGATGATTTAGATATTTTAGATCTTCAAATTGATGCTTTAAATGCGGCTAGAGCAATGGACGTAGATCATGGAGAAGCAATATTAAGAGTTGAACTAGGATCTAAAGTAAATGAAATGAGCTCTAAAGAGCTTAAGAGAGATTTATTATTATTTGCTAGATCTAATCCAGAATTGTTTATTAGCTTAGCTAATGACGAAAATGTACAGCTTAGAAACTTTGCAATTAGAGCTACTGAAATAGGTATAATAAAAATATCTGCAGATCAAAGATCTTTCACATGGGGAACAAATGACAGAAAATTAATGAATGTTCCATTTGATGAAAACCCTTACTCGGCGTTTGCGGCTTTCTTAAAAACAGATGAAGGAGTAGAAATTTATAAGTCTATAGATAAAAAACTATAAAAACAAGTAATATTAATATGAGGCTCGTCTACTCGGGCCTTATATTATAATAAAATAAAAAATGGCAGTAAACGTAAACACAGTGTATCAGACGGTCTTGTTAATATTAAACAAAGAACAAAGAGGATATATAACTCCACAAGAGTTTAATGACATTGCTACACAGGTTCAGCTTGAAATATTCAATAAATATTTTGAAGATTTAAACCAACAAATACGTGTGCCTCAAACAGATTTAGATTATGCTGACAGAGTTTTAAATATAGATGAAAAACTTTCTATACTTAAAACATTTGGAACAGCT